TATTCCATTTTTGTCCTGCAATGCTTCTTGCAATTAGTCGTTGAGAATTAGTTCTAGTTGACAACACTTTATGACTGTTATCTAACTTTATCTGTGCGAAGCCGGGCCCGTAACTACCGCTTGCATTATCTCCACCACCACTTATTCTGTAGTTAGGATCTGGTAATATTTCTTGTAATGCCATTATATTATCTCCTGCTCACCCCGTCTGACACGACCGGTGAAGTATATATAGACTCATCAATATCTTCCATAAATTCTTCTCCATAAGAATTTGCTGCCTGTCTAAGCATTCCAATTATATTTCCTTGCTGTTCTTCAAGTACTGACTCTACGCCTGTTGCATCAATAGTATTAATATTAAAGTTTACAACTCCACCACCGCCAGTCATTGCTGCAGTATCATCTGCAGGTACTATAGTACCGGGGCGATCTGGCATAAATAACTCAGGACCCTGCTCTCCTACTATATAACCCATATTTCCACCGGCTGCTCTATGTCGAGAACCATAGAAAGCTTTTCTAAAGTTCTCCGGTCCGCCAATTCCTTGTGCACCTCGGAAATAAGCTAATTCTCCTCCCGCATTTTGAGATTTTGAAATATCTACTGAATCCCGTCGTTGTCCTACTGAAATGCTACTAGGTACACTTGCTCCTCCTCCCGCACTTCCTCCTCCACCTTGATAAGAAGTGCCAGCAATTATCGCAAGTTGAGCCGCACCCATTACAGCCATCATTCCTACCATAACTTTAGTGAAAGTAGGTAGGGTTGCCCAAGCCATGGGTCCTGTACCCGCAGCAGAAGCAGCAGCACCCGCCAGTGCAGAAGAAATAGCCATCGCAGTATTCACTACTACCATGGCCATTTGTATCTTTTTATTTTGTTCGAAAGCTTTTTTCTTTATTGCTTCTTTTTTAGCTTCCATCTGCTTAATTTTTGCGATAGATTCTTTGGATTTTCCATCTCTCCTCTTCTCTGCTTCGATCTCTTTATCAATAGCGGCGACTCTGGCATTAGTTTGAGCATTCATAATACCTTGTACGGCTTGAAGAGTTGCACCTATAGCTCCAAGAACTGCTTGGGTTCTTTGCATCTTATCTTTAGTGTTAGAAAAAGTCTCAGCAACACCTGTCCAAGCACTTCCAACAGTAAGTGCTCCTTCAGTTGCGGCTGCAATAAGCTCTCCTTCAGGACCTAATTGTTTAAGTTGCTCCATCATAGGTGACATTGCGGCGGTAGCTTCTGCAAACCGCTCTTTTAGACTTACTTTGGCTTGGTCTTTAGTACCTTTTTGACCTGTAGTCGTATCGTCTTCAGTACCCTCTGTTTGAGCTTTTCCAAGAACTGCCCCTGCGTCTTGTCTTATTAGTACGTTTTCTTGAGGATCTTTTCCTTGAGGGTTTAAATATTCCTGTTTTACTTTTGCTAATAAGGCGCTGGCTTCTTCTCTAAGACTACTTATCGCTGCGTCTCTTTGGGCGTCGATAGCGGCTGCTATGTCTACTTCGGTCTTTGTTAAAGTCTCTATTGCCTTAAATAAACCATCTTCATCTTTTTTCTTATAGTCTTCGTAAGAAACGCCCTTTGCTTTTGCTTGTTCTCTGGCTAAAACATCTAGTCGTGCTTTCAGCACCTTCATTTCTGCTTGTGCAATTTTTTTCTTGATGTCAAATTCCTTGGTGATTATATCGATACGCGCCTGGAGTGTATTTTCCTCACCTTCGTCTCCACCAAACTTGCTTTTGTATTCTTGGGCTGCGGTTACTGGACCGCTTCGTCTATGATCTGCACGATTTTCGCCTTTGATCTGGTTCATCGCTATTGTTTCTTTCGCATCACGTTGAGATTTTATAAGGTCAAGGATCTTCTGCTCGGCAGCTCCAGCTGCTTGCGTAACAGATAAAGAGTTCTCTGCGAGCGTTAATTTTTCTTTCTCTTGCTTTAAAAGCTCATCATTAATGAAGGTATTATGCGCTTTTACATTAGTTATTTCATCTTCTAAATTCTTAATGTGCTCTTTTATATGTGCTTCCTCAAGATTTGCAGCATTTGCGATCTTAAATTTAGACAATTTATTTTCAAGAGAATTTACTGCCTCTTGTTGTAGTATCTTCTCTTGTTCTAATACCTCTTTCCACTTATCTCCTTCTAAATTTTTATTTTTAAGGAGTTGTAATTCTGATTTTGCTTTTGCTATTTTACCTTTGCTAAGCCTTTCTTCATCTTGTATTCCTTTAAGAGCATTGTTTTGTATGGTCGATTGGGCTTTTAATTTCTTTATGAACGCATCTCCGTCCTTTATTTCACCGGACGTAAGCTGCTTTCTCAATTTCTCATAGCCTATTATTTTCTTTAAAGACGCAGGCATCGCATCCAGTATAGCCAATCGATCCTCTTGATTTTGACCAGGTTTTGAGGCTGCCTCAAAAGTTAGATTAAGATTATCAAATTGTGTAATTATATCATCAACACTGGTTTTTAACTTATTTGTAGAGACGAATTTGTCTATGGCTTCTTTTGCATCATTAAAGCCTATAACTAATCCTTCCAAAGGACCTACTGACTTCTTTAACTCTTCCGCAAAGAATGTGCCTAAATTAAAGGCTGTTGTCTCAAGCATATTATTTAGATCTTTGTTCCCTAGCCGTGCTACTTGTTTTGCAGAGAATCCTGCCTCTTTAGCCATAGCTTGCAGCTCTTCCTTAGTTTTTCCGGAAGCCCTCATAATTTCTATCAGGCCTTCTCTAAATGGTTGAACATTAGCACTAAACATTCTCCAACCAGTTCCTTCTCCGGGTTTTAAATCCTTTAAATGCTCTTGTACGCCTCTAATAATATTCCCAAGTGCTAGATATTTTTGTCCGACTGAAGTTATGGTACTTTCTTGTCCACTCATAAAGTTATTGACTTGATCTATACTGTCAGCATACTCCTTCATAGCTTCGGAGGCTGCTTTGGTCTTTTTTTCATATTCTTTTTGCTCATCGCTCTTCATCATTTCCATAAGTTTCTTAAAAAGTGACCATGCAATTCCAACAGCAGCAATAATTTGTCCGATAATAGGTATTGCGGTTAAGAAGGCAGTTCCAAGTACACGAACTCCTAATGCCGCTTTAGTTGCAGCATTTCCTAAAGTAATTTTTGCTTTAGTTAATCCTGAAGTTCCTTTCTTTGCTTTTTCTGCATTTTGGTTATACCCATCAAATTGCTCACTTAATTGAGAAAGTGCACCTTTAAAATCACCAGAAGCTGCAGCATTAACAGCCATTGCATCTCCATCTGCCAGTGCAGCTTTTCCATGCTGGTAAAAAGACTCTGCAGTTGCATCAAGAGCTACTTGGGACTCTCTAACCATACCGTTCTTTCTTTCTATTGCATCTGAGTAATCCCCTGATTCGTTAGTAAGATTTTTAAGGTGTTCTTGATTAACCTGTAAGGAAAGTTGCGCTCCATTTAGTGCTTTATCAAAATCTTTTTGAGTAGCGGTACCAGAAGCTATTGCACCTTGTAAGTCTTTAACGGCTTTACTGCCACCGGTTAAATTCTTTAAATTCTTTACTTGTGCTTCTGAAGATTCTTTTGCTTTTTGACGACTTTCTGCATACCCGCCACTTAAGTCAGCAAGTGCAGGAACCATAGAAGTAGCAATAGTTCTAGCAAACATTACCATACCACCCAACATAGCGGCTTGTGAATTAGCAAACACACCAACAATAGGAATTAATACATTATTTAAAATATTAAGAAGAGCTTTGGTTAAGTCATTAAATGTTGCTGCTAGTCTATCGTAAGGATTTGTTTCAACACCTGCCATTGCAGCAAATTTTGCTTCACCTTCTTCTAATACAGCGTTCATAAAAGCTTGTCGTTTTTCAAATAAGGTTAACTGGTTTGCAGTTTTACCCAATCCTCTAGCATATGTTTCTGTAGCGTCATCTAAACGAACCATTATACCTAGTTCGTCCAATAATTCTGGTTCTAGTTTAATGGCACCTTTTGTTAATCGATTTAAAGAATCCGCAGTATCTCTACCAAGTGCAATACTAGCTTTCCTAGCGACGTCTCCTAGTCTTTCAATACTGGAGGAGTCGAACCCCGCACTCGTTGCGAGTGCAGTTGCACGCATAGCATCTTCCATGTTTAGTGCATGGCCAGTTGCTTCACGCAATCCATTAGAAAGAGTTTTTAACGCAGTACCTGAAGCAGTACCCATTGCTCCTAAGCCTGCTTCCAGCTGCTTGACCTGGGCTGCTCGTTGTAGCGCTCCAAATGCAGCAGTTAAAGCAAAGATATTAGCAGCAAGAACTGCATATGCACCAACAAGCCCGGAGCTTCCCCCTCCGATTGCTTGCTTCATTTTTGATAGAGCTTTTCCACTGGAGAGACCTGTTTGGCCTACTCCTTTCTCTACCTTATTAAATTTATCTCGTTTTTTGGTTAGAGTATCTGTTGATTTGCCAAGATCATCAGTGGCCTTTGTAGCCGATTTAGCCTCTTTTGCGACTACTTTTAAGCTACCGTCTTTTTCAACTTTGACTTTAAATGTAATGCTATTACTGGCCACTATTTTCTCTTTATTTTATCATATTGCCGTTTTAGTTGTTCTGCGGCTTTTTTGATAGCTCTGGCATCTAGCCAATCAAGAAGTTCAAGAATAAACTCTTTCTCGCTTTCTTCTACATTATATGCCTCTAACAAAGGCTGTAAAAGTGTAAAATCTTTTCCAACATATCCTATATCAGGATATACTCTATCCCCTAATCTATTAAAAATCTGTACTGCATCTAGAACTTCGTCTGGCATATCATCCCAATCTGGAGGAATTTTATCTATGTCAGGCTCTAGTCCCATCTGCTCTTGCATTTCGAAATAACGCTCTCGCGTCATTCCGGAATCAAGATTTAGAAACAGGTTTTCCAGTCTTTCTAGGCATATCTCCCTCTGACTTACTACGAAAATTATCGAGATCGAAGACTACCTCATTGAGCCATGTATCAAATTCTGTAGATTGACTTACAAGTACTTCTGCATTTTCTTCAGTGTACTCGACCTCTTTGGACATGTCCTGTCCTTCTGTATCTATTAAGATCAAAGCTTCTAAATGGGATAAGGTTAGCCCTTTCCATCCTTTTACCGTTTTACGAGCAAATTCAGTAACAAATTTATCTTCATCAAGTATTTCTTCTGCAACTCTTGACCGTCTATTAAACTTTGTTGTTGTACATTTTTTTCGTATTGCTGTTAGTTCTTTTCTTGAAAGATTCGCTACTTGTACTGAAAATCCTTCTAGTCCTCCAAAGTCGAGCCACATGGCTTTACTATCGACTACTAATTTTTTTAATTCCATCTAATTTTGTGCTCCTGTGTTTAAGTTATTAATTTAAGTACACTCGAAAGTGCTGTTGGGTTTTGCGTCATTCGCCAATTATACTCTTCAGTATAAATAGTACCGGAACTTATTCTATTTGTAAAAGAACAATTAGTAATATCTAGTTCCAATCCTTTACTACCTGCACTATTTGTCGCTTTTAGCTTCAAACTAGTATTAGATTCCCAAGTTAATGCGCTTTGGGAAGTATCAGATAAATATTTTGTTATTGACCCTCCTAACACCCTAGTACCTATATGAAAAGTTTCTGGATACTGTGAAGTTGCTGCGTTTGTAGCAGAAAGTGCTCCATGAACAGTATTATAGCTTCTCCAGTTTATATCATTCTGTAATTCGGCACTTACACCTACTACATTACTAGAAATATTTGTTCCACCTATGGTCAATAAATTCAATCTAGGTACTATATATGTGGTTGTAGTAACTCCTGCATTTTGTAAAGTTCCTGGGTGCGCTGTATATGCAGTACCGTTTCCAGATCCATTACTTATTGCAGTAAAAATAGTCCCTACTTTACTATTAGGTGCACCTATTGAGATCCAGTCCGTATTACCTACGGTTTTGATCTGGATACGCTTTCCTGATACTGCATTTAATGCCACATTCACAGTAGGCGTATATTTAGACAGCTTTGATGCTTCACCTGATATTGCTAGTCTCAAGGGTCTAGATTGATTAATCTCGAACGTCCCATCTTGAATAACGCATTTTTCAAGTTTCCAAACATCATGCTGAGAGGAAATGTATAAATCAAAAGCTGCAGCATCAACAAGTCTATCAAATAACACAGTATTGGTAGCTTCTTCTAATAGAGGCACATTTAGACTAAACTCTGCAGCGTTTGCCTTATTTATTACAGAACCTTCGAAACTTCCTTGGCTCTGTATAGTTTTTACCTCAAAACTACTTTCTTGAAATGTTTGTCCGAACGAAATTTCACTTGTAAGTATGTTATACGCATTATTACTGTAAACAGCAAATACTTGTACATCATCCTTCCTAAAAGTAAAATTTGGCATTTCATCTCGTTATATAAGAAGGGGGTCAAAAGACCCCCTAATCTTTACCCATATATTATATTTCAAAACACCAACAATGTCAAGAAATATTTTTAGGCAGCTTTGTAGGTAACTTTCATTTCATCACCTTCACCAACACCTGATCCTAATCCATGGAAGTTTGTCTCAACAGAGATCACGTCTTCAATAGAGTGTGAAGGAATTTCTAAGTGGGCTGTAGGTAGTGATAGTTCTACTTTCGGGCCTGTTGCTGTTCCACCAACCTGCAATGTAATTGCAAATTTGTTAATAACAGTATTATTATCAGCAACTAAGTCTTTGAACAAGTCAGCAACTTTGTTAGTAGCAACGTCAGAGCTACCTAAGTAGCAAGTTAGACTTCCTGTAACAGTACGTGTTCCAGTAACGTGCTCGATTGGTTGGTTAACCTTACCGAGTTCCTCTGGAGTTAAGTAAGAAATATTATTACTAATAGTAACATTTCCACCTGTTAGAGCTACCTGATATGAGGTTTCATACTGCTGATTTGCAGTACCGTTAGCATCAGTGAACGTAGTACTTGAACGGAAAGTTGATTCCGGAGCAAGAGTTAACTGAGTCAAACGGTTACGAATAAAGTTTCCAGTATCCGTTGCACCTTCATCAATCACTGATCGCCATCCCATAACATTAGAAGCATTATCGCCAGAAGCATCAATAATATTTGTTGCTGTACCACTAGACTCATGATTGGCTATATAGACCTTATCAGAAGCATCAGTATCAATCCAGAACTGCTTGTCCGCAGTAATAGTTGGGGCTGCTGCTTGAGCAGTCCATACATCAGCTTTTGCACCTGTAACTTCTCCAGGGCTTACATCCTTAATCTGTCCCGCCATTCCAGACCAACCAATGGTAGCAATACCATCAATATCAAAGTCCATAGATGCTTCGTTTACAACTGCATTTTCCAACTTATAAATCAATCGACCTGCACTTCTATCTGAAAGAATAAAGTACAAATTGAAAGTTCCTAGTGCCGCTCTGTTTGAGTCAGTAAAATTAATTACAGACCGATCAGAAGCAGTACCTGCGTTCGCATAAGTAGGAGTAGCACCTGAACTTGAAATAGTCTTCGCAGGAGTTCCATCTGGGCTAGTATTAGCATTAGTTGCTGCTGCTGTATACTGGATCATACTTTCTGCATAAATAGTTATAGTCATATTTTCAGAATCAGCATCACCGCCAAGACCTTCGCCATCTACTACTATTGTCTCTCCTGAAAGAAACTTTTGTCCAGCTTCTGTTACAGTAACGGTTGAAACACCGCTTGCTACAGTCACTGAAATTACAGCATTTACGCCGGAACCACCATAAGTTATATGTGTGCTATTTTGACCACTTCCTACGTTAAACGTGTAAGTATTATCAGCTCTGTCTCCAGAATCAGTATCAGTTGCATCATCAATAGTAAAACTTGAAATCGAGCCTCCAGTTGTTGGATGCGTAAACTTACTTCCTGCTCTGTTGTACACGTTCTGACCTGCCATAGCAACCCAAAGGGCTTCTTCAACAGCGTGCACCTGAGCTGTAGTTTGTCTGTTTGCTTTACCTGTTCCATCTTCATTAGCTCCCGCAGCAGCTAAGAAAGGACGAGCATAAGTGGAAAACGACCATTCTGCCGCTGATAGAGAGTCCGTAAACATTTTACGACCTCTACGTGAACGACCTGAAGAGTCTTCCATTTCGTTGAGAGTTATCTCTGATGCATTCGTTGCTTGAGAGAAACTGAATCCATCAAGTACCGGAATAGACCACAGATAGCCGTCTTTTTCCATGTAGAGCCGCGAATCTCTACTAAAATGTAAATATTCAGCCATAGTTATCTCCTATGATCTTGAAAAGACTGGGCGTGAATGTTTATTCGTGCCAGAATTTTCTAATAACGAACCTCGATGAGCATTTCGCCTACTCCTAAAGGTTCGAGTACACCCTCATCAGTATCAATACTAATGACTGTGATTTGTTGAGTATAATAGACAGTATTCATCTTGTCAGTATACTCTAATCTTGAGTTATCTTCGATAACTGTTTCGACATCTTCCATCAGTTCGTTTAATGCTTCCTGTGCATCTTCTTCCTGCACATAACAGCGAATCGTTACCGATAAAAATCTATCTCTTACACCTGCGGATTGATACTCTCTAGTTTCACTTCCTGCATTTAGATGTAAGGCGGGGAATTCATCAACTTCATCCCAAAATTTTAATGTTGGATGTACATTTTCTCCAACATCTGTTAAAAAAGCTCCTTGACCGTTTATTGTTTTTAATTTTGTAACAAGAGCGTCAACAATGCGTTTTCTTCTTGAAGCATACGTTCTTGCGGTCATTATTGTCTCCTAGTAAATATTCTTCCTAATCCAAACCCTATTACAATTTCTCTTATGGACTGATCTATTAAAGGTCTGGGGTCTCTATCAATATCTGCAAATCTACTACCACTTGTACTCTCGTATCCGCCGTATCGCTCTTTCATATAAGTATAACCAATACTTGTGAAACCTTGAGGGGTTTTTGTTGCATCTGTGACTCTTACACTTTGTGCGAATCTTCCAGTCCTATTTTCAAGTCTAGGAGTACCCATATTTGCGGCTACTACTCTAGGGAGTTGATTATTTAGAACTCCCAATATATTTTGTAGAGCCATTTTTGGCGGAGCTGGTTTTCTTTTTCCTGTTCGTCTTTTTGCCTTTGGAAGAGCGACCGTTTTAGCTAAAGTAACTGCTTTTGCTTTCTTAATCTTAGGCTTACCAATAATAGCGGAGGCTTTTCCTTTTGACTTTTTAAGAGTTATATCTTCTGTTGTTACTCTAGCACGTCGGTTCTTTCTAAACTCCTCTGCTATACCTTTTATAATTAGTTTTCTATTTCTTCTAACTACAGAGTCTGAGCCTTCCATATTTCCAAAATCTAGCTTTGGGCTTCTTATAACGTCTGAAGCAGTTTCTATAAATGCTCTTTTTGCTTTTTTTGCAACATCTCCGAACGCCCTATTACCTATTCTATTTTCTAGCATTATTACAAAACCCTCTCCATCATCAGCTCTTATAGCGGAGAGTTTAAGGCCTAAGCCTTGTAATAATTGATACATCTCTTGAGCATCTGCAATGCCCTCTGCCTGTAATTCTTTTGTTAGTTTATCGTAAGTAGTATTAAAAGCGGCTCTCATTTGAGTCTCGACAATGCCTTCGCCGTGTTCGTGTCCTGCCTCTAATACGGAACCTGCTGATGCGGCTATTCCGCCACCCCCCTCTTTTCCTGTTCGTAGAGCTTTTTTCCTAGTTCGTTTTGTTTTTTTACTTGTATAGGTCTCTTCTTGAGAAGTAAAATAAAACTGAACCGATTCAAAATAAGCTTCAATAGTATCAGAATACGCAGATTTTACTTTCTGATAGATATTGCTTTGATCAAACATTGGAGGAGCATCAGGCATTGCGTCTCTTTTCCACTTAGGGTTTAGTACTTCTTGATCTGTAGAAGTAGTAAACGTAAGTTTTACACCTTTTGTACTATACGATTTTCCTCCCAGACTTTTTATATAATTTACTAAGAAAGCGCCCTGTTTCTCCGCTAACATTCTAATCTGTGCCATATCATTATTTGTTAGCTCCCATCCGTCTTTCGATGAGTGTTTGGCTGCCTTGATCATTTGTGTTCCTAACCTTCCTGGCGTGAAAACAAATGTATGTGGCTGTAAATTATAATCACTCCTAAATATAGGGGACTTTTTGCCCATTTCTACAACTAGCTCATCTACAAAATTTTGTATTGCTGCTTTACTCACTAAAAGTTTTTATATAAGTCTAGGACTCGCTTTATGTGATCAGGAAAAGCTACGTTGTCTTTCTGTGAAGAACTGGCAGCATTTTGTATACTTGCTCCTTGTATAGTTCTTCGCTCTTTATGTTCGTCTTTTAAGTAGTATGTAATTAAATCAATTACTGCCAGTTTTAAATCTGCTGGTACAGCGCTGTATCCTGCTGTATAAACTATTTTTACTGATGCTACTCCTTTCTGCCAGTTTTTATATCCTGACGCTGTAGTACGAAGTATACTATCAGTTGAAGTATCTAAATAATACTCTTGTGCGCCTGTTGTAAGCGTAGCGTAACTACTAGCGTAGTCTTCTCGCTCTTGTACACTTACGATGGCATTGACAGGACTCTCAGTTAATTGTACAATATGAGTGGACCAGTCAACATTAAATGTTTCAGTTTTATTTGATGAAAAATAATCAACAAATGTGTTACCACAATAAGTTTTTACTAATTGACTCACGGACGGAATTAATGCCTCAATTTTCAAGTCCTCTTTTGGAGTACTTAAACCTTCAGCGTCTTTATATGTTTGTAATGTTATTAAATCTGCCATAAGTTAATTAGTAAAAACTTGGGGAGGGATTACCTCCCCAGTTTCCAAAGATTACCGTAGTAATCTTAGTAGTCAATATTAGACATACTTGAGTCGCAATGAAGGCTTATCAGAACCTGAAGCTGCGTACAGTTCGGCGAAGCCGAGGGACTGTGCTGCAACGATCACATTCTGCTGATCTTTCACGCTGTACTCTGTCTCAATGCTAACGCCCTTTAATCGGGGTATAACATAGTTGTCGACATTAACTGCTATTGCTGCTGATGTAGTTGCTGCTCCACCTGCGGCTAGGTTATTGGCTAGCTGGTTAGTTGCGACTACGGGAGACCCGAAGACCGAACCAACTACACCGATACGCTTAGTAGCAAGGTCGTTTCCAACTTCGCTTACGTCGGTGAATCCAGAAGCATCAATTAACTCGTAGTAAACGTCATTAGGAACAATGAACGCTACCTTTGAGGGATCCATGCCATACTTGCCCATTTCCTTTCTCATGCCGAGAAGGATGGCGGGAGTAACTTCAGCTGAGGTATCAGCATCGATTGATACTGCAGAAACGGCAGTAGTTGCGCTTCCATAACCACCTGCATCATCAGCACCATTATCACCTGCTAGACCTTTTGATATTGAGCCAGCGGAGGCACCAACAAGGATAGCCTTGTCAAGCGCAACTGCGTGCGCACGTGCTAGTGCGGAAGTAACAATAGGTAACAATGTTACAACTACTTGCTCGTCGGTATCATTTGAGATATAAGTACCAGCGATCAATCTGTGAGCCTGTAAGATTACTTGGCTAACAGTATAGTTGTTATCACCTGCGTCAGAGAGTTGGTTAGATGAATCACCTACACCAGCTGCGCTGAACGTTGCTGCTCCTGCGTCTGGGGCCAATGGTAGTACAGTGGCACCGGAAGCAACTTGGATATCACGGAAAAGAGGTGCAACCTTCATTTCCTGACGTACTTCGTTCTCAAACTGAGTTGAAACGATTACATCGATACCTGCTGAGGTAGTAGATGTATAATCCACTCCAGCTTTTTGCATGACATTCTTTCCGAAATCGGTATCCATACCTTTTCCAGTAATCTTGCCAAGAACAGTTGCTTCGAGAAGCTCTCGACCATGTGCCTGAAGATCGCTCTTCTGACGTCCAGAGAAATCACGCTTACTGTTTTGAATTGCTTCAAGTTCAGCTTGCTTCTCTTCTAGGTCTTTCTTATACTTCTCCATAACTTCCGCAGCATTCACTTTCTCATCTTCGAATTCTTTACGGATGTCTTGCATCAAGCGTTCTGCACCTGACTCTACGCCAGTTTTGATTGCAGTCTTGACTTCTTCTTCTTGCTGAGCTTTGGCTTCTGCTTCCGCAGTTGCTTTTTCCTCAACTTCTTTTTGTACAGCCTCATCGGCTGCTTTTTGCTCGGCTTGCTTCATTGCAATTTTAGCAGCAGTTTCCTCAGCTACTTTTTTAGCAAAAGCTTCCAAGTCAACGGGTTGTTGTGTCTCTTCAGACATCGTTATCTCCTTTTGGACTTGCGCCCCGTCACTATTAGTGAAAGTTTTTTTGAAATCTTCGTACTCATCCATCGAGTCGAAGGACTTCGCCAGTGAAAAAGTAGCCGTTTGGTTACAGGGTACAGATACTACAGATACCTCAAACAACTCAGCGTCCTTTATCCTTAATCCGTCGGTTTCCTCTATATAATCAGCATCCTTGACTCGGAAACCAACAGAAAAGGCTCCAAGGACACCGTCTTTAACTAAGTCCACAACATCTTTGGCGGCTTTACTTATCTTAGCCTCCATTTCTAAACCATTATCAGTAGCTTTTAGTCCAGTCGCTCTTCCAATGGGTCTATCATAGTTATGGTTAAAAAGAATTATGGGATTCTTTTCAAAATTTTTCAATCCACCTTTAGTCCAAGCATCTGCTGAAATAGAATCGCCCGCGCGATCAAAATCAGTGGTGCTAGCCATACCTCGAATTTTGACACTACCGTCTTCATCAGTATGTGACTTAAAAGTAGAGGTCAGATTAAATATCTTCTCCATCATCCCCCTCATCATCCGCTTTAACAACGGTCTTTGCCTGTGCCATTTTTACTTCTATGGTAGGCTCTTCTTTTTCGGGGACTTTATTAGCAAGTTCCCATAATTTGGGATGCTCTTTTTCTAGCATTGTTAACATCCTAGTCCAAGTCCCAAAAATCTTATCAACCTCTTTTACATCTAAAAATTTGGGTCGATTAGGCATCCTAGCGTACTCTTTCCGATCAGGAATTTTTCCTAGCTCCGAAAAAAACATACCAAGTTGTCCTGCAATTTTTACTCTTTTAGCGTGTGTTGCTGCCATTATTCTTCTTCCTCTTCTACGGGTCTCCCGCCTTCGTTAGGGTTTGATGCACTACCTGCAATGTTAGCAGGTATTCTTAAATCATCATACCCGTCCATTGGGTCAAAACCTAGTTGATCTCTTGCTTCGTTTGGTGAAATAATACCTGCATTAACCAATCCAGAGTAGTAAAAGGATTGGTCACGTAGTTCTGGTTGCAAAGCAGGAATATCGGTCACATCTTCCTTTATTTCAAAACCGAAAAACCTGCTTAAGCCAAAATTCATTTTTCTAACAATAGGTAGTATAGTCTCTAAGTAGTATAGTCGCATATTTGGTCGTATGTTAGCATTATTTCCAGAATCTAACATAATTGGAGGTACACCTATTGCCTTTAATATAATCTTTTCGTTTTCTTGAATAGACGATTGAAAGTCCAGTTCTTTAAAATTAACATTTGAGATTGAATCGACCTCAATACCACCATCAAGAATAAGTGGTCGTCGTCCCCCAGCATCAGGACGGTATCGTACTTGCCAGGACTGCAACATTCGCTCTTTGATTTTCTCAGATAATGTATTTGGAGACTTTAGCACTAAGCCAGGGACTGCTCCATTCTTAAAAAAATTATCTTGAAAAGTACGCATATATGACATTATTTGCATAGTGCGAACTGCAGGCTTTAATCGTGAAACTCCCCTATAAATATCATGGAAAGAGTTTTCTTTAATATGTATCATTTCGTTAGGCTTATAATCAATTTCATTATAAGTATATCTTTCGACATAAGTTTTAGCATCACCATGTATTTGTACAGTATCTGCAGGAACATGGTATAAATGCGCCCCGTCGTAATAGATAAACATATTTCCATCTAGAAGATAGTCTGTGATTAGGTTTCTTTTGAAAGTACTGATGTCTTGGAAGGGATTGGGCTCTTTATTTAATAAAGTATCAACTTTAGCCCTTTTTATTCCTCTGATAACGCCAGGAACGGAAACTCTGTCTACTATAGATGGTATTTCGGCTGCATCGTCTACAACCATATTTACTGCACGGTTTACGACTTCTAGATTTTCATAATAAGTTTCATACTTATCAGTAAATTCTCTGGAAGTTTGTGTTGAGGCTCCAAGATAGGCTTGAACAGGATTTAGTTTTTCCTCAACTTCCTCACTTCGAAAGAATCTGTCATACCATGCCATGTTTATCTCTTTGAATCTGTACCCAGCGCATTTGTTTCTTTGCCGTTGTTAATGCGGGGTTGCGGCCATATACTTTGTGTAGTTGTCTGTGGTGCCCGTAGCATAAAGTAACAGTGTGTTCGTATAATTCTGCCCAGTGTTCTTCTATAAAATCATCCCGAATTGCAAGAATATATTTAGGATCATGCCCCGTCTTTTTAATCCAATTATGGATAAGAGGTGCCAAACTATAGTAGTGGTGGAAATCTAATTTAACGTCAGCCCCACAGATATAGCACTCCGAGTCCTTCTCGTACTTATTCTTCGCTCTATCTCGGATATATTTTACTATATCTCGTTTTAATTCGGCCATTGGGTTTTAGAACTTCTATTTTCAATTAGAGAATTATATCTAGTTTCAGATACTATGTCAAACATTATTTTTCAGAGGTCTCCTAAAAACTTGTTACAGAAGTTTCAAATGAATACAATGCGTATCTAAGTGCATCGGACATATGTGAAGCTCTATTATGTTTTGGTTTTTCTCGAGCTAGATTAGGATTAGGATCCCACTGATACTGATCTAATGCCGATAATGATTCTG